ACTGAGCTTGAACGGTTTGACCTTGAGCATTTACATACTGAACGCCAACAAATACACCATAGGTGTAGTTAGCAGCGGTAGTTGTAGAGTCATCTGTAACGCCTGATTTTGCAATAGTGCCGCCATCGACCAAAGCCACGATATCCCCGTTAAAAATCGCAGTGTTATAAGTACTTGCGATTGGCAATTGACGGGTTGCACCAGCGTAGGGTTTGCCATCTACGCTGTTGATCGGAACTAAGCCGTATGGAGCTGTTACGCTTGGATAAGCCATAATAAATCTCCTGATTAAATAAAATTAACTACCTTTGCCAAAGGACGTTGTAGCTTTTCCCTCGTTAAAGAGAGGCATACGCGGATCACTTTGACGCATAAGAGCGTTGTCTACAGCCATCATCTGAGCATCTGCTTGAGCGGTGTAATGTTTATTACGCTGCTCTACAAACTCTTTTGGTGTCTTGCATAACAACAACCCGCCAATCTCAATGTTGTCTTTAAAACGACTATCGGGATCAACTAGCAGTTGAAACTTCGGTTGTTCCTCTACTCGTACAGGTTCCCAACCTTCTCTCATTTTTGCTGAGATATTACGGGGGTCTGCCTTGCCATTCGTAGATACTCTGATCCACCGATAAGCGAATCCTTCTTGCTTATCGGGTTCTGGCAACAAATCTGGTTGCATCCACTGCTGGGGGCGCGCATCTTGTTGACGAGTTGCTACTTCACGAGGTGTTCTGTTTTCAGCCATTTTGGGACTCCAATTTTGTAAGTTCACGAGCATACTGCTCTGGGGTTAGATTAAATTTCTTTGCCAGTTGTACTTGCGTAGGCGTTAGACGCACCTTTTTTGGAGATGTGGATCTAGTCGCTGGAGCAACTACGGTGCTCGGTTTACTAGTTTTAGTAGAAGGTTTGATTTCTACTTCTGAAGAGTATTTGGTCTCTCCACCTTCAAATTTCTCAGGAAAACGTTGACGCATTTCTTTGTCAATGACGCTAAAATAGTGTTCAGAGCCTACTGCTACTCCTTCACGTTCTAGGCGCCTATGGATCCCCATTGCTAGGAAGCTCATATCGTCATCCACCCCATACCAGCTGTTTTTGTCCAGCCAAGATTGTGTTTTTGGTTCCAATCGTTGAGGTTGTTGTTGTATTTGTACCTGACTTTCAGAATTTTGTAAAGCCTCTTCTGAATACTCTGGTTTATACCGTTCAATTTGCTTTGCTTCCATCTGCACGGTGGTCAATTTTTCCTGCGCCTCTACTAAGCGGTCGGAATCGCCAGAGTCATAAGCCTCTTTGTAGGCAGATTTTGCTTTTTCCAGCTCATAACTAAGATTTTCCTTGTACTTATTGTGCAAGGTTTGCTCCCCAGCGGTTAGCCGTGTCTTAAGCTGTTGGTTTTCATTTAAAAGTTGCTGGGCAATCCGTGCGGCTTCTGCGGCTTCCTTACTGGCAGCATCTTTAGCCCTACGTTCATCGTTCCAGACCTTCTTTAACTGGTGTAACTTCTCTTTTGCCTTACCTGTAAACTGCTCTAGATCATCATTATCTAGTTCATCTACGATATTCTTTGGCATAGGTGAGTGGCCCCGATCTTCTGGGGGGGTGTCATCTTCTATAACAATCTCAAACTCCTCCTCAGCCTCTGGTTGCTCGGCTTTGGGCTCATCTGGAAATTTATAGTCTTCGTATTCTTGCTGTGCCATGATTTTTCCTTAAGGTCGGGTTATTCCACGGGGATCTTCAACAACTGCCTCAACCGAGTCATCGTTAATAATCCTAAATTCTCTTCCATGGATCTTTAAACGTGTGCCAGAGTTTGGTCTCGCTAGGATAAAGTCACCTTCTTTGCACCACGGTCCTGTTGGGAAACGGGATGCGTCCTTATAGCAATCTGGACCCATTTTGACGACAAAAAACACGGTTGAAAGTACTTCTTCATAGTGCATTGTCTTATCAGCCTTGATAATACCGCTCTCATAGGCTTCTTCAACCTCTGGGATTACGCACAAAATGCGGTATCCAGACGGTTCAGGTAGTTGCTTTGCTTTTTCTTCTGCTGTTTGGGGCAGAACGGTTGTTGCTGTTACATCATCGGGGTTTGAGCCGATTAGTAGGTCACTCATCTGAGTTCTCCATTCGTTGTTTGAGGTCTGTAATGGTTAAACATGCGGACTCAAGACCCCTAATTTGCCCACATGCGTACTTATATTCCTCGTGATTGACACAATTTCCCGCTGCGACTGCCTTTTGGAGCATTTCGATGCGTTGGCTGTATTCATTTAAGAGGAAGTCTAAATATTTATTCACTGTTTATTCCCTGTTTGAGGTTTTCTAATTGCTTGTAATGCTTTAATTTCAATTTCTGCTTGGTCTTTTCCAGTTTTTGCTTGGATCTGAGCCGCTGCAATACGCTCTTGGGAGGCAATTCGCTCTCTTTCAAGCTCTAATCTTTGTGCTGCTTCTTGTACATCTGCCTGATCTTTGGCTGCTTTACGTTGTTCTTCGGCTTGTTTGAGCTGAAGTTCTTGCGCTTGCATCTGAATTACAGGGTCTTGCTTAGCCTGCTCTGCCTGCTGCGCCGCAATTTCGGTTTGATTGCGTTGCAATAAGGCATCTGAGGCTTGTGCTGCCATGATGGATAGCTGAACTTCCTGATCGCGTGGGATATGTTCTTCATCATTCTCTGGGTTTGGCAGAGGAATTTGCATGATTTGCTCCATCTGCTTACGGTATTCAAAGGCTAAGTGCTGTTGAATATGAGCAAGAGCCGCCGCCTGAATAGCCTGAGCCTGTGGATTTTGACCCACTAAAGCCGCTATTTTTGGATCTTTCATGGCGTTCATGTGCACCTGAATGTGTGCCTCATGGTCTTGGTATAGGAAGGCTTTTACGGGCTTCATGTTCAAGATGTTCATGTTTTCCGTAATTGGATCTTCTGGCATCTGATCGTCCTCGATCTTCACCAGCTTTTTAGCGTTTTTAATTCCTAAGACTTCTAACATTTGACGGTGCAGCATACCTAAGTCATATAACTGAGGCGCTTGCTGAGCAAGTTGTAGGACGGCCTGGTACTGAACTACTTTCTGGCTCATCGTTGCCGCATTTGGATCGGATACTGGGATTACATCGCAGTTATCGTAGTCAGACTGTTTGGCAAATCTGTTTCCTACATCTGGCTGATAGCTGTATTCATCTGGCGTGTAATCGCGAATAATGTCGCGCAATAACTTTAACTCCTGTTTAAGACTGTAGTGAACACGAGCCTGAACAGCAGACATGACTTTAAGGGTGCGCTCCAGAATAGCCAGTGTCGTACCGACTGGGGTGTTGGCAGACATGTCGGCAATCTTCATATCTGAAGCGGAGGCGAAGCGGCGGCCTTCTTCTACAATTGTGCCAAGCAGACTATATAAGACTTGTGAGGGTTCCTTATACGGTAATGGCAGAATGTTGTCTTTAAGGACTCCACTTGGGACGTCAACGTCTCGGAATTCTCCTGGGCTGATTGGTGTGTCATCACCTTTGACTCTGAGACCACGGGTTTTAAAGCCACCTGGCAAGTTCGAGAGGGTTCCTGCATCCACGAGCTGCCGAATAAGACTAGTGCCAGACTTAGCAAAAGCGCCGACAAGGTGAATAAGGCCAAAGCAGTAAAAACCAAAGCCTGGAACGTAGCCATAATGAACGAAGTGATTGCGTTTCTGTTTGGTCTCATCTTCTGGTCTCCAGTTTCTGCGAATCGCCAGTACGTTCTGTGTTCCTTTTTCAATGGTCACAATGTACGGTAAGGCTATTCCAGTTGATTTACCATCTTCATCTTCGTCCTCGTGCCCCTTAATATCGAGGTTTACTTGGATCTCAAGGATCTTATATCGGTCATCGGTAGAAGCCTGAAAGCCCATCTTCTCGGCAATCTTCTTCTCTACTTCATCAAACGAAGAGACTGGATCGCCAAGGTCTACATCACGATAGAATCCTGCGACCTGAAGTTTGCGCATTTCGTTTTCGGTCTTGCGCATAACGTGGGTAACACGCTCGGCTGACTGAAGATCAGTTGCGCCATAAGGGACAATAAGATCTTCGGCTGGAACGAATAAAGAGACTTGACGGCCTAGGCTTGGATCGTAATAGACTTTCTTAAAAGCGTTACCTGAAAGTCCAAGTCCCCAGCACATACGCTCATGCTCTGGACGGTACTCTGGCATCTCTTCGGTAATCTGATAATTCATGTCCTTTTGAACACGATCGGCAGCTGCCATCTTTTCGGGAGTCTCTTTGCCGACTACGACAGTCTTGACTGGACCAGCAGGAGGAAGAGTCTCCATGACCGTCTCGGCTTGGAACTTAACTAAGGCTTCGGAAAGAAGGGGGTGATAGACACCGCAGGCGCCTTCCCATGGCTCAGAACGCTCTTCTAGTTTCATACCCAAGAGTTCGATGCCGTCTGTATAAGTCTGCATCCAGTCTTTACGGGAGCTCACGTCTGACTCTACGTCACCCAATAGATCACCGCAGATCTGGGCGAGTTCACGCTCATCTAAATACTCGGCAAGGTTAGCGTCAAAGTCGTCTGCCGTTTCTTTCCTAGGGGCGATCTCAATTTCTAGACCGTCTAATCCGATAGTGACTGATTCGGGATCTTCGATCTCAATCTCGATTGGCTCTTGCATCGCAGCAGCAGCCTCAAGTCCTTGGGGTAATTCGTAGAGTGATTTCTCAATTGCCATATCGTTCCTTAGTAATAACTAACTGCGCGTCTTGATTTGAAGAACTGGATTTCGTCTTCTTCGTCTGTTTGAAGCCGTAAAAACCCGCCTTTTCTAAACCGTATTAATGCCTGTGTTGCCGAATCCACTAAGTCATCGTGGTCTGAATTGGGAAAGGCTGCCATTTCTTCAATGACTTCTTCTGCCCAGCGTTTGCGGGGCGCCCAAACTTTACCTGATGCAAATAGGTCTGAAACAGAGTTTACACGGGTAATCTTATCGTTTCCACGGGTTGGTGTAAATTCTTGTACAGGAATCCCCATTTTTCTTAACTCAAAAACTAGGGGCGCACCTGACGCCTTAGCCTCTACGATACACGCATCGGGCTCCCATTCGTTATACATTTCCATGGCTCTTTGTTTAAGTTCTGGAAACTCCAGCCGTTCTTTCAGAGCGTCTAGCAAAATAATATGGGTGTCGTTGGGATCTTCGTTCATATTAAAGACTCCCCAAGTCGTACACGCCGAGTAGTCTGAACGCTCGTTTTTAGTAAAGGCGGTGTCCCAAGACTGGATAATAAACTCACACGGCGGCGGTCTTTCCCCATCCCAGATCTTCCACCACTCCCGTTTAACAATCGCTCCCGCTTCCGCACTGGGGTCTTGTTGGTACTGGGCTGACCATTTCGAAATAGGCAGTTCATTGCGGAGCTTTTCGAGTTCCTCTAACGCCCAGAACTCAGGCCATAAAGACTTTCCGCTCGGCATAATGGCTGGAAGGTTAATGACTTCCCACTCGTCTCCGTCCCGCTCGACCATGGACTGAAGTACCCTACCCGTCAGGTCTCGTTTACCCCACCTCGTCATTACGATAATAATCGTCCCGCCTGGCTGAAGTCGTTGGCGTGGACCAGAGGAATACCACTCAAAGACTTTATCGTAAACCGTAGGGTCTCCAGCGGCTAAAGCGGCTTCTTGTTCCGAGTGGGGGTCATCGATAATGAGCAGATCCGCACCTTTACCCGTAACAGTACCGCCAACACCAATAGCAAAATAGTCACCATTAGCGTTGGTAGCCCAACGACCAGCAGCTTTAGAGTCAGTCCGAAGAGCGACATTGGGGAAGATTTTGGCATACGTTTCTCCGTCAACTAAGTTCCTGACTTTTCTACCGAACCCTACGGCAAGCTCGGCGGTGTTAGAACACTGGATAATTTTTCGATGCGGGTACTTTCCAAGATACCATGCGGGCAGTAAATAACTGGCAAACTCCGACTTAGTATGACGGGGAGGCATATTAATAATCAGGCGCTTACATTTCCCCTCGGCTATCTCCTCGAATTTTTTAGCCATTAAAGCGTGGTGTCGTCCGAGAATAAAGCCAGGCCACATCTGCTTTACAAAGGACATAAATGACTTTTGCGCAGTATCCCGCACCAGCGAGTCTTTATACGCCATCGCCATGTTCATTAGGTTCTCCCGATCACCTTCTGGGAGACTTGCCAATAAGTTGCCTAGAGCATCACTCAATGTGGTGCGCCTTTATGTAGGAAGGTCTAATACTTCTGACCTTACCTTTGATCCCTTTACAGAGCCCCAATTCGACAAGACGCCACATTTTGCGACTGACATTACCGCGCCCTTTTTCGCCCGTTAAATACATAACGTCATCAATACTAGGGGCAAACCCGTAGCGTTTCCAGAAGCTGTCTATCACTAGCAGTATCTCTTTTTGAGCAGGAGTCATATCTTTACTTTTCCTTCGCACGATCTATTACCAGGTTAGCAATCATTTTGGAGTCCTGTTCGATGATGCAGGACTTTATATGGGTCATCATTCTTAAAAGCCTGTTTCGGTCATGCACGACTAATTTCTCTAGGTAATCCACAACCTTGTGTTCTGCCTGTAAAAGCGCTAATTCACGGTTAGTCATTGATGATCTCCACAGCGTAGTGTTTTAACTTATCTAACAAAACCGCCCTGTCTTTAGGGCTGAGCCTTTTTAGCCGATCCTCTAAATTTGACCTATCCACCTGTAGTAGGGGACCCAAATCACTAAGGGGGGGTGTTCTGGGTAGAATATTTTTGTCTGCTTGGCTCATTTTATTAAGGGGTGGGGGG